TGATACAGTTCTCCATGTTCTAATTAGCGTGGCCTCGCTGGTGTACATCGTGTTGAAGATTAAGCAGTTGATAGCAAACGGAAAAGCAAAGGGAAAATAATGAAAAAGCAAGGATACAAATCGACGGAATTCTGGTTAGCCGCTGGAGCCACAATCTGCGGACTGCTCTACGCGAGCGGTGTAATTTCCCCCGAAGGGGCGAGTGGGGTTGAGAAGGCGATAGCTTTCATTTCCGCAGCTCTTGCAAGTCTCGGATATTCCGCGAGTCGCGGGAAAGTGAAGGCGAGCGGTAGCTAAATGCTACTCGCCGCGCTCAAGGGACTTGCGGCACTGCCGGACTTGATTGCGGCGGTGGAGCGGATCGGAGACAAACTGGATGACAAGGCTGCAATGGAAAGGTTGGGCGACAAGCGCAAGCGTAATGCTGCTGCTATTGACGGGGTGCTTGGCACCGAGGCTGGACAACGGGGAGAGGTTGATAGCTCACCCGCAGTTTCAGGCGGCGACGATAGCGGCACCTGAATGGGTAGCGGAGGCACTGGACACGATAGCGGAGCTTGAGAGCCACATAGAACGAGGCGATTAGAAATGCCAAGAGACGCACAACATAAAATCGACGGCGACACGCGATTCATCGGAATTGCGCCCCGCCTCGACCCTGCCTCGCTGCCGGAAGGCATGGCGGCGGAGGGGGAGAATGTGCGCTTCCGTAACGGTGTGGCTGAGAGTCGGCGCGGTATGTATAAGCCACCGTGGGCTAACAACATTACGCCTGAGATCGACAATAAGATTCGCCCGTTCACGACTGTGCATGGGGTGGGGGTGTTCCGCAATCCAGACACCAACTTGGAGTTCATCCTGATCGCGGCGAACAACAAGGTTTTTTACACACGGCAGAATAATAACCCGATTGAACTGCCGTTGCCCACGGGGGTGAACATTACCGGCACGGTCAACTTTGTGCAGGCGTTCAACAAGATGATCATGTTTCGGGGTGACGACTTTGCCCCGTTGGTTCTCACCTCAGAGGACACCGGCTTTGTGGACATGGTGGCGCAGTGGGACTTGACGGCGGCGTATGCGGTGGACGATGAGGTGGCGTTTGGGCCATTGGTGAGCGTTACCGGCATTACCCACAGCGGGGGCACGGCGACGGCGACGACCAGTGCGAGCCACGGGTATATTACCGGGGCGGACGTAACGATTGCCGGTGCGAACGAGAGCGAGTTTAACGGGCGGGTCAATATAACCGTGGCGACAGACACGACGTTCACCTACACGGGCGGCACGGGAGCGAGTGCCACGGGCACGATCACGGCTACGAACAACAAGGACTATTATAAGTGTACAGTGATAACATCGGCGGCTGAGAGTCCTGACACAACATCTGGGAGCTGGAGCCAGTTGTCCACCGTTATGCCCAACGCCACGCATGGGGTACACATTGCAAACCGTATAGTTGCCCCGACCAAATTTGACGCGAGCGCGACGAGTTATTTGAAGAAGCGGGATTTCGTAACGTGTTCCGATTTACTGGATCACTCACACACATTCTTCGACCAGGTATTCCGAGTGAACGCGGGCACGGACGACGAGATCGTGGATGTCGCGGTGTACGACGAGAACCGCCTGTTGGTGTTCAAGGAGAAGTCGATCCACATGATTACCGCTTGGATCGTGACCGGCACCAATGCCACCTTGAGTGCAAGCATTTCAGTGCAGCCGATCACGCAAACCTATGGCGTCCCCGGCAGGGGCGCGGCAGCAGTGGTGGGGGGCAATGTATATTTCTATGCGTCGAACCGGGGCGTGGTGAGCTTGGCGCAAACGGAGCAGTCGAAGGTGCGCGGGGTTGACCTGCCATTGAGTGAACCGATCCAACCGTTGATTGACCGCATTGATCCGAGGCACGAGGACAAGGTGCGCCTCGCCTATTGGGACAATAAATTATGGGTGGCCTGCCCGATTGATGACGGGAGTGACGGCAATAATGCAATTTTGGTTTATGACTTTTTGAATTCCCAGTGGGCCAGTCACGACAGTGGCACTGCCATCAACCCTGCCGAGTTTTTCATTGCCACCTATGATGGGGCGCAGCGGCTTTTTTATATCGGGGTAGACGGTTACATAAATCTGGTTGAGGAGAATTGGGTGGGTGACGACATTCAGGACTTGGACGAGGAGGACGGGCTTGCGACCACCGACTTCACCATGCGTCTGGTGACGCGGGGATATAAGACGAATGACGCCCACCACCGAAACTTCCGCACAGCGGCCCTGAATATCGCGACATGGAACCCGAAGTACACGATCAGAACCTTAACGGACGGCGTTAATGAGGCGCAGACGTTGGTCGAAGATCGCACCAAGAACCGCACCACATATTATCGTCCATTCGATGCTGCCCCTTACGAAACGAATAACACCAACGACGACCACGGCATATCTTATCGTGAGGACTATTCGGTAGTGGTGGGTGATACAGCGGAGCAACTGTTAACTGAGGGCGGGAGCAAGTTGATTAGTGAGGGTAGCCACGCCTTGTACCGTGAGGCGGCGGCATTTGAGGCGGGGGATACATCGACCTTGGTGTTGGGTGATAACGGAATAAACTTTAGCCGGATGCAGGAAACGAGCGAACCATTTGCCCTCACGCCCCGGCAGGGACGCTACACGCAGCTAGAGGCAAGTGTAAGCCAAGGACGGGCAAGTATTAGTCAGGTGACATTAACCAGCCAGCAGGGCGACCGGACAACAACCGTTAAATCGTAGGAGGAAATTATGGCAGTAAGCGCAGTTATAACACCGGGTAAGATTTTTAACGATGGCGAAGCCGTCACCGTCAGCGAACTGAACAAGCTCGGTGCGCCCACCGTGGACATCAGTGGTGCCGTGGGTACGCTCTCATTAGCTGACGGCTCCGTGACGAACGCCAAGGTGGCGGCAGGCACGGGGGGGGCAGGCACGGGTGTGCAGTTGAACAAATTGGAAATCGGCTCAGACGCGCAGGTGATCGTTGCCAACAGTTCCGGCGAGGGAGTGTGGAAGACTGTTAGCGGTGACGCGACGGTGGATAATTTGGGGGCGGTGACGATTGCTGCCGGGGCGGTGGAGCATTCAATGCTGGCAACTGGGCTACTGCCGTCTGGTGCCATCATTCAGTATGGTGGCACATCGGCTCCAACCGGCTGGTTGTTCTGCGACGGAAGCGCGAAGGACTCAGTGGCGGATGCCACGCTGGCTGCTTTGTTTACTGCCATCGGCACCACTTACGGGGGCACAGGGTCAGATGCCTTCAACCTCCCCGATCTTCGTGGGCGCATACCGATGGGCACGAATGATGCGGGGTTGCCCAATGGTCTACTTACCAGCGACACGGCGCGGCCAACGGAACGTAACGAGGGTGCCACGGGGGGTACGGAGACGCACACTCTAGAGGCGGCGGAAATGCCAGCGCATACGCATACGCAAACCAGCGGATACTTTCAACCGAGTTACCGTAATATGCTTGAAGCCGGAGCGGACGGAATACAGGTTTTCACCACCAGTGACCCCACTGGCAGCACGGGCGGAGGCGGCCCGCACGCTAACATCCAACCCTTCGTGGTAGTTAACTACATCATCAAGACATAGCATTTTGAAACCGTGGCAGGCAGCAAAGAAATGGCACATTCAAAACAACTCGGAGTTGCATTTCGAGCAGTTATTGGGGGCTTACATGAACGATGGCTTCGTGTGGTCGTCGCCCAGCGAGTTCGTGTGCTTTGCCAAGGTGCGAGTGGAGGGTGGCAAGATGACGAGGGGCAAACCCAACGCATGGTATGTGGGGTTCCTAGCGGGGAAGAAGTTGTCACGGGGCAAATTGATGAGCCTGCCACCGCACCCAATGGAGTGGGTCTGCTGGCATCGGGGAGACAAGGGCAACAAATTTTACAGTTTCAAATGGGATAAATTGAAAGGAAAAAAAGATGGGATTCTTATCACCAAAAGTACAGGCACCGCCGCCAAGGGATTACGCGAAGGAAACACGCGACACCTTGCAGTCGCAGATTGATTTAGCCCCTGACCTTTACGCGGCGGAAGCCAGCGAGGAGTATGGTCAACCGGCGTATGCCCGCTTGGGGTTGCGGGCCTTGGAGGCGTCCATGCTGGGCGGTGAGGGCAGCAAGGGATTGCTGCGCCTATATCGCGAGGACATCACCCCGCAGATGGCACACACGGAGGCAGAGAGCAACCGCATAGCGCGGGAGAGTGCCCTTGCGGATGTGGAACGCTACGGTGGACGCGCCACCGAGGCGTTGCTGGGTGCTGACCCGATGAAGAAACAGTTGAGTGATGCAATGATGCAACGCCAACTGGAGATCGCACAATCGCCGGACATCCTTGACCCGCAGTTGCGGAGGGAGTTCCAGCAATCCTATCGTGGCGGACTTGGGGCGAGAGGCATGGCGTACTCACCCTACACTGCCCCGCAGGAAGCTGGCTTCACGGCGATGCAGGCGGAACAACTGAGGCGAGGACAAGTCCAGCAACAACAGCAGGTGTTGGCGCAACGCCAAGCCCTTGCGGGTGATCCCTTCCTGCAAATCCTTGGAAGGCCGGGGCAGGCATTTAGTGCCTCGCAGGGGATAGGGCAACAGGGCTTTGGGGTGGGGCAAACTGCCCCCAGGCTTTTCAGCCCAGAATCACAATATGGGGCCGATCTCATGAGTGGAAACCAATCCACCATGTTGTCCGCACAAGCCGCCCAAGCACAGGCACGGGCCGGAATGATGAGCGGAATGTTTCAGGGGTTGGGTTCACTTGGTGGGGGCTATTTAAGCAGATAATAACGGAGGCATAAACAATGGCAAATCCATATAGTCAATACACAGGGGCACGGGTGCAACCCGTACCGGCGGGGTTCATCCAAGCATACGGCAACGTGGGCAAACTCTACGCGCAAGGCTTGGCGGGGCTGGGCGAGGGTATTGGTGAGGGGATTGCGGACGCAGCCACCAACGCACTGGAGCGGGAGAAACTGGAGGTAGAGAAACTGGAGATTAGCGCAAAGGCGAAAGCGGCACAAGCCGCAGCGGCGGCGGCGAAAGCGAAGGCGGATGCGGCGGCGAGGGAAGTGAAGATCAATGAACTTGATTTGAAAGCCTATGTGCAGGGTGTGGGAGTAACGCCGGGGGCAGCGTTGGGATGGACTTCCCCATCTGCGGGTGAAAGTTATCCGGTAGAATCCGGTCTTGATGAGGTTCCTGATTGGGCTTTTCCGGTGAAGCCAATTAACGAGTTACCCCAAGCGGTTCAGGATGGAATCCTTAATGAGCAGCAAGCGGCGGCAATCCGATCCGCTGGCTCCATTGACGCCGCAGAGAAAATCTTTGAGAGGCTGAAGGGGGCGGATGAGGACAAGACAAGCGCACAAAAGAATTGGGCGGCGTACAATCAATATGTGCAGGATAACCCTGACGCATCCCCGAAACAGTTGGATGATTTACGGACTGCATACGGGTTGACAACGGCGGCTGAATCCGAGCAGAAGGCGGCTACCCTAGCGAAAACCAAGCAAGAGTTTCGGACTCCTGAACAGATAAAGTTGAACGCCGATTTGAAGAAAGCAGAGCTTGCTATCAAGCAGCAAGCCTTCAAGACCCCTGAGCAACAGGAACGGGAGGCCAAGTTAGCCAAGGCGCAGTTGGAAACGACAGAGGAAAACCTCAAGAAGTTAAGGGACGCATTCCTGCCGGGGGCGTCCGTGCGGGAACTGGCAGAACATAAGTTAAAGATTTCCAAGGCGGAAGCAGACCTTGAAAGAGTGCGGGATTTGACCCGTACGGCGGAGGAGCGCAAACTAGACCTTGAGCAAAAGCAGGCTGACCTCAACTATCGCAATGAGGTCATTGTCAGCAGTGAGAAGAAAAATATATTGTTAGGGGCGCAGGTCAAAGACATTGGAGCCGACGAAGCGGCTCAGAAGCGAGTGGGTTCAGTAATGGATATTGCTGATATGCCGGGATACAAGTTCCTGTGGTCATCCAAGCACGCTGGTCATCTGGTTGCCCCCAATGGGACAGAGGCGGATGGGTCTGCGATGAGTACAAATGATCGCAGGGGCGTCCACGATTCCATTACCCGCAACACCCGCGCATTGTCCTCCCTGTTCCAAAAGCTGGAAGTGCAGGGCGGTGGTGTGGGCAAGGTAGTGGTTGATTATACCAAGATGACAGATGCGGAGGCGGTTATTGCCAACCAATACCAAATACAAACCATTGCATTAAAGAAAATGTTACAGGTGAAGGGTCAAGCGTTACTCGGCGCGGCGGAGATGATAGATTTCCAAGCAACGAAGCAGGCGGGTGACGGGATGCCAGTATACTTCAATGTGGATGGCACCTCGACACTGTTCCCGCCTGTCTCTCCTAGCGGAGGAAGCGGCAACGCGGGGGGGCCAGATGCGGGGCAGGCTGCTATTGACGCTGCTGCTAAACGCGCACAGGAGGCACGGGATAAGCTGAAGAAAGCAGCAGGGGGAGACAACTAATGGCTGACGAAACTGTGCCACCACCTGAGAAGCCTGAGAAAGAACAGGAGCTTCCGCCTAATCTTGTGGAGCGCGGGCTGAAAATGCAGCCTCCTTTTTCGCCCCGTGGGGAGCCGCATTTGGGTTACGATCCCCCTTCAAAAGTATCGGATGAGGTCTTGGTAGACCCAAAAGGAACCCCCTACTTTTTGCATGATCGGCAAGGCAAGAAGTTTGGGCCATTTGCCAACGGGGTTCCAGATGACAGCCCCACCGCACCCCTGATGCGGGAGGAGGCTCGCATTCGCATCAATGGAGCCACGCAGGAAACGCCGCAGGAGGGTTCCTTCTATAGCCGCACACAATGGGCTACCTTACTCACGCAATGGGCGTCAGCCAATATGTTGTCAAGGGCATCGGATGACCCCGACTATCAAGAACACTTGGCACGGCAGGATCAGGAGACGGTGGGGCGAATGCTTCGGGAGGAGCGGGCGCAGCACTTGGCGGGGATGCGGAGGGATAAGGCTATCCCTGATTTCACACGCCCCTATGATGATAGATATGTGAGCGGCACCGGAAAACTTCATGTGCCGCTTCAGGCTCCCAACACGGAAGCATTGATGAGTAGCTTCACGGGAAAACATTTTGATCCCAAAGAGTTAACCCATGACCAGATGGTGTTGCTGGGGGGGATAACGGTTGAGGCTGAAGTGTGGGATATGGGGGCGGGGGATACGGGAAAAGTTGTGAGGCCAATGGTTATGCCAATGCTCAAGGCGTTGGCTCCGAATGGTTGGCTGAAATTTCAGAAAGAGGCCCGAAGGCGGGCGGGTTACGATCAAGTGGGGGCAGCGCGGGGAGCCTCAATATTGCGCGGCGTGACCCCCTTCGCGGATACGGTTTACGGGCCGCTCACCAAGGAACAGAATGAGATGCTTGAACTCGGTGATCCCAATTTTCACACATGGGAAACGGTTTCCGGTGTAGCCTCATTGGTAGTGGGCGGATACAAGGCAGGGGGCATGATTTGGGAGAAGGGGGCCAAGGCGGGATGGTCTACCAAAAAAATTATTGCACTGGATATGATTGCCAACGGTGCCATGGGGATGGCGTACTCGCACGCTGCACCGGGGTTGGTGGCGAACTGGCAAGGGAAGCCGGATGATGACCTGTTGAATTTCGCGGAGGCGGCAACGATTAGCGGGGTTTTTGGGCTAGGCATTCAAGGGGTCAAATGGCTTCGGGGTAGCCGGATGAAAGTGGTGTCGGATGAATTGCGCCTGCTGGAAGACGCGATGGGGAATCCCCAGAAGGTGGATGAACTGGCGGAACGTATGCGCCAGAAAATGGTGGCGCAACGGGGGGCAGACGAGGCGGTGCCAAGACCGTCAGATGTGAAGGCGGATGATATTGATGTAGCCTTTGATGTAACCAAAAAGAAGGGAGTACCCAGTCGAACCCTATTCAAGCTCAAGGAGTGGATGAGTTCCACGGGGCGGCAGAAGCAGGTGAAGCAACTGCAACGGGAGATGCAGAATGAACTGGGCGCGGACTTGTACCGTATGTCCGTCACCACGCGCCGGATGCAGGAGGCTATTGAAAAGAATTTCGGGCAGATAACGCCGGAGGTGCAGGATGCAATCAACCTTGCCCTGCGCGAAGGCACTGGCTACGGGCATCTTCCCCCTGAAGTGGCATTGCGGATTATTGAAACACGGGCGCACATTGACCACATGAGCAACCTGCTCTTGGCGGGTGATGATTTGCCGAAGCATTTGCGGGTAAAGATTGATGCGAACAAGGGGGCATACATCCACCGCAGCTACGAGGTTTTCGAGAACCCCAAAAAGTGGCAGGAAATTCTCAAGAAGGAGCATGATGAGTACAAGAAGCTTGATAAGGAGTATAAGGGCAAGGAGGGCGGGAGGGTGCCCCAGCGTTCTCTGCGCCAGCAAGCCGCCGATTACATCGAACTGGAGCATGGCGACAAGATCATGGCTGACTTGGTTGACGCAAACTTGAAGCCGAAGGTGGCACTGCGGGAGGGGGAGACTATTGAAAAGTTATTTGACAAGAGGATTGAGCAGGAAGTCTTGGATTTGTTGCAACGCGGGGAAGACACGGGGGCATTTTCCATATCCTCTCAAAGCAAGATTGTTGATGACATCCTGAAGGCAAGGAAGGAAATCCCTGCTCCCATTCGCGCCTTGTGGGGTGAGATTGATGACCCAGTTCGCAACACAGCCATCACGTTGATTAACATGGCGGAACTGGCGCGGAAGTCAGAGATGTACCGGCGAATGTTATCGGCAGGGACGGGCAGGCTTTTCTTTCGTGACCCCAAGAAGGGGTTGGGTGTGCTTGAGATCAAGACGCACGTTAAACGCCCCATCGAAAAGTTGGAGGCGCAGTTCAACAACACCAAGGGGGGCGAGGATTTTTTCCACGGGGATTACTTTGATCTGCGCGGGGCTAATGAGGCTGTGGATTTCATCTACGGCAAGGGCTTCCATGTGACGGACTCGGTGGGGGATGCGGCTGCGGTTATCAAGGGGCGGGATGTAACCCCCAATGTGTATAGTATGCGCCTAAAGAATGGCGTGGATGAAGTCATGCTGCCGCTGGATGCCCCGGTGAACAAGCTGCCAGCCTCGGTGCGAAAGACCATTGCAAAGCTGGATGGCGACCTTCAGTTGCCGGTGCGGAAACTCCTTGAGTCGAGGGGGAAGAATGTAACCCTGCGACAGTTCTTTGACGATGTGGCTGGCTTCGCCCAAAAAAGAGAGGCACCGTGGTGGCGAGAGTGGGAGGAGTGGGCAGCAACATCACCCGCTGCTTCAGGGCGCAAGGTGGGGAAGACGGGGAAGCTCACGGCAGTGGAATTGGATCGCTTGCGGCAGGGGTTGGGCAGCATGGAGGATATACAGAAAAATATCTTCCAGCCATTGCAGGATGCCGTTGCCCGATCAACCCAAGGGGGCAAGAAGTACACCGGCTATGTGTACACCGGCCCGAATGGGCAGAAGGTTAAGATGTTCTTCAACCCAGACGACCTGATTATCTCCGAGGTGAATCTGCATAAGCATACGAAATGGCCCAAACCCCAAGGGGATGATTATGCCCGTGGCTATGAGGAGGTGTCCAAGTTTGAGGTGATGGTGCCGCCCAAGGAAGTCGGGGGGCAATCACTCATCAAGACCTTTGAAAGCAGGGAGGCGGCGGAATCGTTCGCCTCTGAGTGGGCCTCCAAGAATGTCAAGACACCCCCCGTGGGGGATGATATAATTAAACTTGAAGGCAGGCAGTACGGGGCATTGGACGGGCACTATACATCCAAGTGGATGAAGGAGGTGTTGGACACAATGGAGGAACCCAAGTTCCTCGGTGACGGATTTTTTGCCAAGACCGCTAACACCATCAATGGCGTGACGGCCATGAACAAGACGGTGCTGAGTCATGTGACCCAGCAGCGCAACATCACGGGCGGCTTCATAATGAACCTCGCCGCCGGACGGATAGGCGTGACCAAAATGCCCGATGCCGCGAGGGCTGCATTTACGAAACTACAATCCGCGCCCAGTGACGAGGCGGTGAAGATTCTGGATCGCTATTACCGACTGGGTATGGTGGATGAAAGCGCAATGGGAGCGGAAGCTATTGGCTTTATGCAGAACTCCTTATTCAAGGGGTTCACGGCGAAGTACCTTGCGGATGATGCCACGGAGGCATTCACCACCATGCAGAAACCGGGTTGGCTGCGAAGCAAGGCGGGAGATATTTTGAAGAAACCCGCACAGTTTTATCAGGCCACGGATAACTTCATGCGGATCACTGCGTTTGAGGTGGAGTTGGCCCGCTACACCAAGGCGTATGCGGACGACATTGCATCAGGGGCAAGGACGATACCGGACATTGAACGCGAGGTTGCGGAGTTGGTGAAGAACACCTACCCGACTTACAGTCGGGTGCCCAAGGCAATCAAGTGGTATCGGCAGCAACCATTGTTCGGCAATTTCGTATCGTTCAGGGCCGAGGCAATCCGCACCAGTTACAACATTGTCGGGCAAGGGTTCAAGGAGGTGGCTTCATCCAACCCAGTGATTAGGATGATCGGAGCCAAGCGACTGGCGGGCGCGGGGTTGGTTTTTGGTGGCGGGCTTACCGCAGGCATCACCGCATGGAACCATGCCAATGGAGTTAACCCGAAACAGGAGCAGGCGTTGCGGAGATTCACCCCCCCGTGGGAGCGCAACAGCAAACTGAAGATTAAGAAACGCAAGGATGGGGCTTACACCTACGTTCCCACCACGCACATGAATCCTTATGCGGATTACCAAAGGGTCTACACAGCCTTTATGACCAGCGGGGAATGGCCGGAGGAGAATTGGTATGATGAACTGGCGGAAATGGCAAAGAGTTTCACTGAACCCAAGATTGCAATGGGCGCACTCTTGAACATCAAGGATAACAAGGACGAATTTGGGCGACCCATCTGGAACTCGAATGACAAGGCCGGAGACAAGGCGGCCGCCATGTTCCTGTATATGTTCGACAAGACAGGGCCGGGATCGTTCGCATCACTGGAAAAATTAAGGGGAGCGACACAGGGCGAGACTCCGAATCTCACGCAAGAATTTATGAACAACGTGGCTGGTCTGAAGATCAAGACGGTTGATTTCAATGACCCCATTAAATCCCCGTTGGTTAACAAGGCTAGAGCCTACGCCAGTGCGCGGCGGCAAATGCAGAGTCAGTTCAAGCGTGAGTTCACCACCAAGAAATGGGCTGATATGAATGAGCTTTCCGCCGTTTACCATGATGCCCAGTATCGTCAGTGGCAAGCTGCCCGCAGCCTGTATGCGGACATCAGCGCAGCACGGGATGACCTTGGGATTGATGCCAAGTTGGTCAAGCGGATGCTTGTGAACAATGGCGTCAGTGCGGCAGAGTATAAGTTGCTGAGTGTGGGGCGGTTTCCCGCCTATGACGTTCCAGACTCCACCCGCAACGAGGCAAAACAAAAAGGCATTAGCATCCCGTTCACTGGCGTTGGTGGATTGCGGGGGCCAGTGACTAAACGCATTGAGAAGATTGATTCAAGGACGGGCAAAACGAGTTATCAGCAGGTCAAGAAGACTCCCGATTTTTTGGATGAACTTTTTGTGCGCTACGCTGACAGCGACATCGCCTTGGAACCCAATTCGATTTTTCCCGAAAAGGCTCCGCTACTCAAGGCCGGATACGAATTGAGGACGGAGCCGGTTAAGCCGCCACTGCAACTCCAAATGGAACGCACCAAGGAACGGCAGGAGGAGCGGCTCAAGGACAAGTAACACATGACCAACAAAAGCCAAGGCGTGGCTGCTGAATTAGCGGTGGCTCACGAACTGGCTGCGCGGGGTTGCGGGGTGGCGTGGCCGGTTGGGGATAATGAACCATACGACCTGATCGTTACGGGTTCATCTGGGAAGCTATTCAAAACGCAGGTCAAGTCTGCCCACCAAAATTCCGGTGGCACCTACAAGGTTTCATTTGCTCACGGGAGTCCCGCCCCAAAGAAATACAGCAAAAATGAAATTGATATGCTGGTGGCAAGGTTGCCCTACGATGTGGACTACCCAGAGATCACCCAACCGGGGTACTACATTCTTCCCGCATCCGCCATCAAGACGGTGAACGGTGTCTTCTACGCGCCGGGGCATGGGCGATACGGACATTGGGTTTCTCGATACGAGAAGTGGCGCAACAAGTGGGAGCTATTCGCATGAGACTCCCCAAGCTGAACACACTGGTGGAGGTTACATGGTGGGACATCGTGGGCCTAATCAATGACCGCCTCTCACGCCTCAAGCCCCAGCGTTGTGTCACCACAGGCAGACTGCTCAGGGTGGAGGCAGAGTACATAGTCATCGCCACGAGCATCTACGAAGGCGAGGGGGAAGACCCCACCATTGACGGGTGTGCCATCCCGCTGGGGTGCATCGAGGGGTGGAAAAGGCTGCGAAACTAAAACGCACCAAGCAACTTGTGGGGTACCCACAAGGCAACTCACAAGAGAATCTTGTCGGTTCAGCGCGAAGGCAAGCGTCATCTCGATTTCCCCAACCTGATCCACACACCAGAAAGTGTACCGAAACCTCCCACTCGGCTCTTTTGCGGGCTGGGTTTTATCGCACTTCCCACACCCCTGCGCCTCGGCACGGTAAAACAGGGGTGAAACGAAAGGGGCGGGGATTACAAAACTGCTGCTCTACCAACTGAGCTAATCTGGCAAATCGCTTTTTACCCCTGAAAAACCAGTATTCAAATAAAGGTTGACGGGGTATTTCAATTCTTCTAGTTTGGTGCGTGTTGGTGCGGGTTGGGCCTCTTTGGGCGTTAAAACTGCACCACTGCACCACTGCACCAAAGTGATATTTACGTTCAACGCACCATGAAGATAAGCAAAGTATTCAAAAATGGAAAAGACCAATGGCGAGTTTCCTTTTCCACCGGGGATAAGCAGGTTCGCAAGTTTTTCCATTCCAAGCATGAGGCCGATGAGTTTGCTTCAAAACTGCACAAACATCAAGGGCAGATAGCCGAGGGTATCTTCGCCCTATCCCCCGGCAAGCAAGCCCTGCTCATGGAGGCGTTTGAGAGGGCGGATCATAACAATGTCAACATCCTGCTGGCACTGGACTATTACCTAGCCAACCACGGCGGCACCACCCGCGAGAAGTTGCGGGACGTACTGCCACGCTTCCTCGCCATGAAGAAGAAGCTGGCGCACGGTTCATACAATTCCCTGCGAGTCCTGCTGACAGTATTTGAGGTGCGGTTTGGCAACCTTGAACTGGCAAAGATTGACCGCACCATCTGCCATGACTTCCTCCACTCCAACCCCGACCTCGCCCCCACCACCCTGCGGGGGTACAAGACTATCCTCGGCACGTTCTTCAACTGGTGCATCGACGAGGGGTTGCTAACCAAGAACCCCGTGGCGCGAATCAAGATTGAAGGGTTGAAGCGCAAGCGCATCACCTTCTTCAATGTGGCCCAATGCCGGAAGCTGTTGACCACCGCCAAGGATAGTGACCCCGGCATGGTGCCCCTGCTCGCCATCGGGATGTTCGCTGGGATTCGCCTGGGGGAAATGCGCGGGCAAGTGGACAAGCCGGGGTTGACTTGGGATCAGGTGTATCTGGATCGCCCCGAAGCGGAACTGGAGATTGCCGATGAGGTTGGCAAGACGGGACGCCGCATGGTGCCCGTCAGCGACAACCTCAAGGCATGGCTGGAGCGAGGCGGGGAGTTGTACCCCATCAAGAACCACCGTAAGCGACTGGACAAGGTGCGGGAGTTGGCAGAGTTGGGCGAGTTGGGGGCATGGGAGTGGGATAGCTCCATCCTGCGCCATACCTTTGCCACCATGCACGTTGCCCAATTCAAGAACCCCGACCACACCCGCTACCTGATGGGCCATGAAGAAAAGAGTCAGGTGTTCCGCCGCCACTACGATGGCAGGGTGTCACCAGCGGAGGCAGTGGAGTTCTGGGAGATTGCGCCATGAGCAGGAAGTTATCCACAATCCGTTAGATTGTTTGTCAATATCCGGTATCTATTAACAGGTGGGAATAACTGCCGAAGCCCAAGGGAGGTTGACATGGTGAAAATTAAGTTAAAGCTCGCGATGCGAGACGAGATTCAGAAGCGGGCTGAAGCCTGCGGGGAAAGCCTATCTACTTACCTTCGCCGCTTGGCTTTGGCGGACGTAGCGGCGGCAGCAAGGCAGGAGGGGAACCATCCCCCTGAATGTCAGCCCTCGCCAAGAGGGCAAAGTAGTGTGATAAGCTGATGCCCAACCCGTCCGCCCTCCGGCGGAATTCCACAAGCTCAACCTCGTCTGAATAGAAGGTGGTAATCTTCTTGCCCTTCGGGGTCTTCCTAACCGTTTTCTTCTTGCTGCTCATTGGATTGTTGAATCCTCCACAATTAAACCAAAGTGTCAAATGTGAATAACAAAAGAATAGATTAGAAACTATATGCATTGACAATAGAAACTAAATGTCGTTCTATCCTGCGCCATGCGGGGGACACCCAAGGAGAAAAAAAGAATACCCAAGACCATCTGCCTTATCTTTGAGGAATCATTGATGAGGAGTATCAAGCAGAAGGCGTACAAGGAGGATTTGAGCGTGAGCCAATACTTCCGGCGATTGGCAAGGGAGGATTTGAAGGGACAATCATGTACCTAACCTACTCCGACATCCAGAAGATGTTCTCTGTCAGTCGTGGCACGGTGAAGCGTTGGGTATCCCAGCGCAAGCTGCGCTCCATCAGGTTGGGCAACCGCATGACCCGTTTTCGCCTTCGCGATGTGGAGGCATTTGAACAGAAACTTTTGACGAGGGGGCGACCATGAATTTCGCCGGGACGGAACGGACATTGCGAACACACAACGGGCCTTGCTACCCGAAAGAAGTGACCTCCTTAACGCAATGCCCGTCCCGGCTTCTCTTTGACCAAAAACAAAACCACACACATGAAAACAATAGAACAACTACTAGCAGAAGAACCACTACGCATCACCGAAGATGCGGAGAAGGTGGTGCGGATCGTAAGCAAACGCACCTCAGTCTCCCCCACCAGAATCACCGGCCCCACCAAGCCGCAGGCAATCGTGATGGCACGCCAGATGTGCTACTGGCTGCTACGCCTGCGCGGGTGGGAGTATGTTGCCATCGGCAAGTTCTTTAAGCGGCACCACGGGTCAGTCATGCACGGGTGCCTGTGCGTCAACATCCGCTTCGACATGGAACCGCGCTTCCAAATGTTCTGGCCTGAGTTTGCCGAGTGGCGGGTCGCCGGAGCGAAGTACCACCCCAAGGTGGAGGCAGAATAATGGCAACTGACGAGGAACGCAGGGACGAGTGGCGGCGGGACGCAAAGGCGCAACGAGGTTGCTCTGAATGCAACGGGCGGGGATACCTCACCGTTGAACTGGACGGCGGCGGGCCAGCCTATCATTGCCCCGATTGCGGGGGAACAGGGGAGGGTGACGAATGAATAACGAATACGAAAACCTAGACGGCCCCACGCAACTGTCCTGCTGGATTGTAGGACTCAGCCCCGTGGTGATGGTGATTCTAATTGTCTACGGATGGATTACGGGATGAACCCCAACGACTGGAAAAACCTGCGCCTCGCAATCGACCTGTTGATCGTCAGCGTGGCCGCTTGGATAATCTTTAAGATGGTAAGCTAACATGGGCAAAACTTCACGGGACAAAGGGAAGCGCGGGGAGCTTGAACTGGCTCATCTTTTCACGGGAGAGGGATACCCGGCAAAACGTGGCGGCTTCATGCAAGCTCGTCACGGAGCAGGGGAGGGCGCGGATTGCATAGTTCCGTCCCTCCCTTGGCTCCATATAGAATGCAAACGATATAAGTCTTTCATGGGTGCCAAACTACGGGCGGCACTGGAGCAGGCAGAACGTGATCGCAAGGTCAACACCATCGCCAGTGTCTTCCACCGGGAGGATGAGTCCAAATGGTATGTGACGATGGAGGCAGTGGAGTTCTTGCGGATTGTTAGGGGGGAGTTTGAATGAACAACCCACACACCTTGACCTGTTCAGTGGCATTGGAGGATTCGCAGTTGCCGCTGGCTGGGCTGGGTACAGAACCGTTGCCTTCTGCG